TCAACGTTAGGGTCGCTGATGTCTACATCAGTGCCAACAACTTCTTCTTCAACGAAACGATAACCAACTTTGACCCATCCGTGACCGACAACAATAAAGTCTTTAACAGCCCGCCGAAATTCTGAACGAATATCACGGTAACGCCACCAATAGTTAACAACGGACTCAACAATAACAGCCTGAGGTGCATGGTCAGGGTTAGTAGCATTAACAGAAATCTTAGGATGGTTAACTGCAATACTAGGAGCAATAACGTTTACCGTAGCGAATACCATGTTGACCAGTACACGGTCCTCTTCGCTATAGGAATTAAAATGTTTACCTTTATATAGGTCTACAAGTCTACGCCAAATAGCATCATAACCTTCATCTTTACGCCAACGCTTCGACGCAGAAAGACGCTGATTATATTCCTTCAAAAGTTCAGAGTTAGATTTTCTAGCCATTACTTAGACCCCCGTCCAAACGCTGTATCATTCTTATTAGCCCACCGCAACAATGGTGGCACAAGAGCAGACACAGCAGCACTAGCAATACCACGAACATCACGCCCACCAGCAATATAAACAGCAAGCCCAGCAGCAACTGCTGCACGGGCGTAACTACAAAGAGCAGCCTTTGCTTTTTCATCCAGCCTAATTACCATGCCCATCCTCAATATGCTTATCGAATTTCTCATCCAACTTGTCAATCTTTACAGCAACATGCTCCAATAAACCTCTAGATTCTGCATGCTGCGAAGTGTTTTCCCTGCGCAACTTCTGAACCAAAACTGCTAACGGTCCAGTAATAATGGCTACGACAATAGGAACCCACCAATCCATATTACACCCAGCGACTTCCTACTGGTTCAGCCTTAATACCATTGGCTGCTGCATCAGCAACGGTCTTACGTTGCCGTTCGCCAATAGTATCCCCATGAAAGTTGTCCTTACCATAGGTAAAACCAATACGAACACCCTTTAGGTGGCATTTGAAACAGATAGCACCCCTGTGGCGGAGTTCTTCATCTACTTTTTTGTCACAGATTTGGCATGTATAACTCATCAATATATCCGATTCTGTTCCTAACGATGACCCATACGAATATTATGTGCCCCAATCGGCACTCTTTCGTCCCCAACCTCGCTGAAAAGATGCTGTTCCCACCACAAAACGCTATTGTAAGGGACCTGAACATCGCCCCTATATTCGGGCAGCCACACATACTTTAACATCTGGTTGGCAATAGCCAGACTAATAACACGGTCATCATGTGGGGACCCCCCCATCTTGCCATTCTGCTTGCGAACATAAGTTCGCAACTCGGCAATAGTTCTAGTGCAGTAAATTTGAAGAGCAGCATCACGAATACTGGCAGACAATTCGTCAATCATTAATGGCTTAGATGTATTCGTGGTACGCCAACCCAACGTTTGAGATGGTTGAGCATGTGCTTTATTCAGTTGCCGCTGCTTATATAGATTCTTATAACCATATCGTTGAGCAGATTTCAAAGTAGTCAAACCGTGATTGTTTGATTCCACACCAAGCAACGCCTGATTATACCACCAACCAATTTCCGCCAACAGTTCACCAAACAAATCTGGTTCAATATGTCCATGCCAATGTGCAACCACATCACCAGTAGCCGCATCAATTACATGAGCAGAACTAAAGTCGCCATATGAAAAACCTTCAGCAACGTCAGCACCAATAGCATAAACCTTTGAAGGGTCAGGAGATTCCCAAACGGAAAACTCTCCATCCTCAACCTCACGAAACTCCACGCTACGGTTAGAATAAACATGCAAATAACCCACACTGGGTTCAATAGTAGCCAGTTCATCTAAGATGTCAATATCAAAAACTGGGTTACCAGACTTAATGAACGCTTCCTCGGGAAAGCGTGGATATTCTTGATGCAACTGCCATGACTGCATGTTCTTGGATTTAGATTCGTACCAGTCATCTCCTCGTTCACCATCGGCATCAAATGGGAAAAAGATTCCGACAAACTTGTTGGCTCCAGTTTGAGAGCCAACCCACAGACTGTGAAAAAAGTTACCAGAACCATTGGCGGTGGACAAGCCAATGACACGACCGCCCACGTCAGTAATAGGCTCAATACTAGCCCACGCTTCTTCAGGATTAGGCAAGAATGCCCATTCATCCACGATAACCAGATATACAGATTCACCACGAGCAGGGTCTGAACCAGATGGCAACGACTCAATGGATGACTCATTATCAAACACCATCTTCAACTGGTGGTCGGTGACCTGCCTAGGTCCACGCTCCTTCATCCACTGTGGCAAGAAACGATAACCGTACTTAGATTTGGCTAAAAGTTTCATAGCCTCACGTTCGGTCCTCGAAAGCATAATGACAAATCTGTCATTAAAAAAGAATGTCAACCAAAACGCATATGCTGCTGCCAGTGTAGAGAAACCAATCTGACGAGCCTTAAGAACTACGCTATAACGGTCCGATAACCAAGACTGCATGGTTTGAGTTTGTGCATCACGCAACTCAAACTTGATACGTCCCTTTTCGGGATGTTTAATATGCCAGTAGTTTTCACAAAAATATGTAAATGCTTCTAGTTGTTCTATAACAGTAGCGTTTTCTGGACCACGACATTTACGCCATTCACGTTCATTGACAAGTTCATTTAGGTCCACGGTTCACCACCCCACGGAATCCAGCCGTTGCCATAGCGATTATCAACAAATACATAAATAGCCACAAACGCTTTCGCTGCCACTTTAGGGTTAAATAATTCCCTACAGTTATTAACAATGTTCCACCCCACCAGAATACCATCACCAGTGGACCTAGATGGTTTGCACCAATACTGGTTAATTTGGAACAATCCCAGCGACCCACCATATGGGTCGTCTGGGTTCATCGCTTTGGGATTACATTTTGATTCGCGCCACATAACATAATCAATCTGCCGTGTCTTATCCCAACCAATCTTCTTGGCAACACTCCGCGTCACCTCAGACATATGTGGACAACGCAATACTGATTTCGCCGTTGCGTTAGCGGGGACAGAAAAAACAACACAAAAGATAACTGCTAGTAGTTTCTTCATGTAACCACCTTATCAGGCGAAGTGAGCATCCAGTGCATCCGCATAAAGCGAATGAATTACTGGCACAATCTCCTGTATAATAGCATTTCGTTCCCTTTGCGCAGACCGTGGGTCAATATGCTGAATATAAAGCATCTCGGGAATGTGATGCATCCGCGAGGCAAGACATGTTCGCACAATCAACTCATAGTCATCAGCAACGGATAACTGTGGATTATGTCCACGCAACTGATGATATAGTTCACGATTCCAACAACGCACATGATTAGGCACAGAAACAATATGTGACATAGTCACACGATTAATCTCGGGTGCCCGCATAACCCAACACTGATATTGTTCGGACCAATAGTCCGAACCATAACCAAAAGCCCAACCTTCAGGATATCTTGTAGATAAACCACTGGGAAGAATCTCACAGCAATCAGAGTAAACAAAACCAATATCATCCTGCATGGCGGCATTAACTTTGGCTAAACAATCAGATGTTAACTCATCATCATGGTCTAGTTCAACTAAGATATCACCAGTTGCAGCCATAAACGCATTGTGTTTTACTTCACCAATAATTCCAGAATGTAATTTTGGTCTAATTACCCTAATGCGTGAGTCGTTCGGCGGTTCAACAATGCACATATCCGAGTCATCATAAATGACCCATTCCCAGTCTTGGTGGGTTTGGGCTTTGAGTGACGCCCAGGTTCTAGCGAGTGTGTCGGGTGCCGTGTTATAGGTCGGCGTGATAACTGAAATCAATAAGGACCAACATCTTCAACTATTAAACGGGCGACTTCTGATGCGCCTCTCGTACAAAACCCAAGAGCATTAGTGTTTAGAACTGTTACGAGAGTAACGGAACCAGCAGAAAATGTGACTGGACCAGCCATAATTGTCATGGCAACACCTTCTCCAGCAACGTCAGACCATGCACGGGAAAGCAATGTCCCAGAGGAACTTGTTTGTCTTAGTTCCAAATAATTATAACCGTTGGCAACAACTTCAGGTTCATACCAAGTAATTTTGTAATATCTATTTGCTACAGCGGTAAACGTAACCGTAGGCATATTCGTTGTTGTGAAATAAGAAGTAACGGAACTTCCTGACGTAGAAGTTCCAAATCCGACAAGACCCCACGGCAAGTTCCAAGGTTTTGTACTGATGTTTACAGTAGACGATTCACCGCTTGATGAACCGCTAATAGCGTTAAACCACGTTGAGCCGTCTTGTGACTTGCTGAGGTAGTCCCAGTTAGCACCGTCCCACACCCGCAAATAACCCGTGTCAGTCTCATAAATAATCTGACCCGTGTACGGTCCGCTGGGGCGGGTAGTGCTAGTGCAAACCCCAGGACGAAGCCCAGTCGCTTTAGAAGAAATACTCATGACTAATCTCTATATCCGTAGACATTGATACGAGCAGACATTGCACCACCAAGACTGTTATGAATTTTAATACCAGTAAAAACATCAGCACCCGTGTGCATACCAAGAGTTTGTCCACCAAGAAATGCCGAACCAGAACGAATACCAGTAAATTGACCACTTATATTTGTTGCTGTAGCAACGTATGGGTGGTAAACATCTATAGCACCAGACAACGTGTAACTATTTGCTCCAGCATTTGTAATCCACCCAAGATAAATAACAGTCGTTGCAGTTGCAGTTTGAAATGTTGTGCTGGCAGTTGTGAAATCTTGACCGTAAATTGACCCGTAGTACCCAACACCAGCGGCTGTACCAGCAGAGTTCAAGAACTGCATCCACATCGTGTTGAATTGTTGGTCTGCATACGCTTCATATACAATTCGGTAATTTCGGAACTCGCTACTGAACAAATTATTAATGTCGTAATTTGTAGAGCCAGTTAAAACTGACGTTTTGATGTGTTGTAGCCCAGGTGGGTAAGCGGTATTTGTTGATAGCAGCACCCAAGCCGACCCATTCCATACTTGGGTCTTCGCTGTGTCCGTTTCGTAGATGACCTGCCCTTGGTATGGGCTGGCGGGGCGTGTGGACGAGGTACAAACCCCAGGCTTCGCAATCGACCCTGGTGCTAACTGACTAGTTATCGCCATCGGGGTTCCATTCTTCTGGTGTGTTGCCCTCAGCAAGCCACGCCTCGTATGCAGCCGTGTTGGGGTTATCGGGAGTCAGCGGAAATGATTGCGTACCGCCATCGAGTGACATGGTTAAAATATGCCGCTGCATCTCACCAAATTGTTCAATATCGACAAAGTAATACATCATAATTCTGCACTTAGCCCAATATAAGACGACGTAGAATTGTTTGACAACAATCTATAAAACTGCCCAGAAACAACTACCGCTGCCGACATAGTGACAATCAACTGAGACATATCAGCGTTAGAC